TGCGCTCCGGCACGGTATCGGCCGCGCCCAGCAACTTCTTGATGATTTCTTCCTGCGTCATATCTTTCACCGCAATCACAACCCCTTTCTACGGCGCCTCAATCGGGTCCAGGAGCTCATAGCCCTCGAACGTGAAGGGCGTGGCCTCTTCAACGACTTCACCGGCGGTCCAGTTCGCCAGAACGATCTCATCGGCCATACAGTTCTTCAGCCTGATGCGCTCGTGCCCGAATGCTCCCGGATCTTCGAGCTTAGAGATGACCTCAAACCGGCCAAAGCCTTGTTCAATCATCTCAGACGTCACCTTGAAACCACTCATGGTGCCGGTGCCTTTCATGGGACCTTTCTTGTGCCGCACCCAGGCACTGCCGGACAGCTTAAGCTCAGCCTTTTCCATCGCCACTTTGGCTTCCAGGTGGTTGACATTGGTCAGCCACTTGCCGTCCTTGAACAGTTTCCCATAGTGCCCCTGGATTGCTCTTTCGGCTTCAAGCATTTAGCCGCACCTCCTTCAGTTTGTGGACCGGCCCGGGCCCGGCGCCCCGGGCGGTCCTCGGTCAGCTGTCCTGGCGGTGCCAGTGCCGGTGGCGTCAGCTACTTGATGTAGCCCGTGCCGTAGATCTTCTCCATGGAGTCGATGATCGTGGCCTCGTAGCGCCAGTAGAATTCGTCCGACTCGGCGTTCGCCTGCAGATCGCGGTCGGTCTCGACCACGAAGTCCGGCGCCAGCAGGGCGGGGGAGAGGGTTTCGAAGTAATTTTTGATCGCGCTCAGCACCGCCGCCTGGCCGTCTTCGTTGTTGAGCACCTTGCCGATATAGTTGTCGTGCGCCGCCTGGGCGGTGTCCATGTCGATGGCGTCCATAATCCGCAAGGGCTTGATCTTCCGCCAGGCGCGGCCTTGCCCCTCGCGGAGGGAAGAGAGGGTGTTAATGCCCTGCTCGATGATCACCTTCTCACCATCGTGCACAAAAACAAGGGTGCCGGACTGTAGCGCCTGGACCACTTGGTTATGCGTGAGACGGGGCGCGACATCCGTAAAAGGTGTGGCCGCGTAGGTGAGACTTTCGGCCAACCGCTGACCGGTACCCCGGCCCGCCACGTAACAGGCTGCCACTGCGCTCGGGTACCAGGTGCCGGCCAGCTCCACACTGGTACCAACGTTAACCACGCCCTCGTGATTGAACCCGGCGGACCGGGTATTCGCGGTCGCCGGCGTCTGGTCGTCGACCGCGCTGCCGCCCAGGTAGGCAATAACCTTCTTGCCCTCGTCGCGCAGCCGTTCAACCCACGTCCGCACGGACGCCTGCAGGCTCGCGTCCGTGGCGCCGTCCAGCGCGAAACCCTGGAACTGTCTGGCCTCGAAGGCGTTCATCGCATCAAGGTAATCCGCACTGGTCACCGCCGCCACGCCGGCATTGCCACCGGTGAGGGGCTGAGTGGCCACGTTGGCGATTGTGCCGCTGCCGGCCGCCAGTTTCTGCGCTTCCAGCCAGGCGTTATTCGCGCCGTCGCTGACAGCCGTCACCGCGTTGTCCACCACGGCGGCGCCTTTGGCGAACGTCCAGGTGTGAAGACGCCTGGCCCCTTCGTAGAGGATGAGGTCCTGTTTGGTCTCGTCCTGGATGTTGTCCTGCACCGCAACCTTAAAGTCCCGCGTGGTCTCGTACTTAGTGGTGAGCCTCAGTACGTCCAATGCCGCCGAGTCTCTCAGAGTTATGCCGGCTTTCGCTTCGCTGCCGTCCGCCAGCCGGTAGGCCAGGATCGTTTTCGGCCGTCCCAGGAGGCACATGCGGACGCATGTGTAGGCCGTGAAGCCGCCCCCGATGTCGGTGCCGAGAATGTCCACCAGGTCTTTTTCGCTGGTGATCTCCACCGCTTGTCTCACGGGTCCCCAGTTCGCCTTGACGGGAATCGCCACGATTCCCCTAGCCCCGGGTTGGATCGCCGCCAGTGCGGCCGCGATGAACCGCATGTAAAAGCCAGGTCTCACCGGTTTGCCGGCAGGGTCCCAAACACCGCCCGCCATTATTTCGCCCTCCTTCTCAAGAAGCGGTTAACCGCTTTTTGCACCTCAGCCTTCGTCAGCTCCGAGGCCGGATCGCCGTGCAGCGCTCCAACGACCACTTCCGGTTTTACCCCGAAAAGTCCCTGTGCGTTTTTGATGAATTCTCCCCGGGGATACTTCGCAGGCTTGGTTTTGGCTTCGCCGTTGGTTGCCCCTTCAGTCAACTTGCTTCCCCCCTGTCTTACTTGATTTCTCCGGTGCCGGCAACCTTCTGGATCAGGCTCACTTCCGGCTGCGGCCTGGCGACCATCTTCGTCAGCACCAAAGACACCTGGCCTTTGTGGAAGGCATCGGCCTGCAGATCCGCCCTGGGCGTCACTGCCGTCATATAGTCCTTGGCCTCGGCGTCAATTGGTATCTTGACCGCCCCCGTTAAATCCTGACTGATCCGCAACGTCGCCTGCAGTTGAGAGTTCGGCGTGAGGCCCAGCACATGGACGGCCACGTGCTTCCGCAGCTCGTAGGCGGCACGGCTCTTATCGGTGGCCAGAATATCCGTCACCCGGATTAGCACCGCTGGTCTGACGTAACCCAGGGGCCAACCGTTCAGGTAGACATTCCATCCCGGCATAAAGCCTTGAATCCACCGCGACAGCGCCTGCAGCCAGGGATCATCCTGCACAGTCTCCGGAACATCCACAGGCTGCAATGCCAGCACCGCGAAGCGCAGCGGCCTGGTCAGCGCGTCCCAGTCGTCGTCCACGAAGTCGGGGGAAGTGGGGCCTAAGTAATTGCACGTAAACACCTGGCCGGTTTCCGGGTCGCCGATGAGCTGCTTGTCCAGCGCCGCCACTACGGAATTGACCAGGACATCCAGCTCCGTAAAGCTGGTTCGTGAAACATAGGGGTATATCTCAAACACCCGGCGCCAACCGGCCCAGGCCGACTCTTCGGAGTCCACACCCTGGCGGATCGCCAGATACGGCTTTTCAGTATCCTTGTCGGCGGCGTGGGGTTCAAGCGCCCGACCGCCCAGGGCCGGAATTTCGCTGATCAGCTTTTCGCGCAGCGCATTCCTCAAGGCCGACCCCTCCCGGTACAGTTAACTCCATAGATCATTGAGCGTTTTTTTGACCGCGGCCAGGTGGACGTCCAGCGTGGGTAGAATAATCGCGTTCTTGCCGCCGTGAGCGATTTCCAACCAGATACCGTACTCTACGCCGTGGCTAAGGAAGAGGACGACTTTGTTGTCGGCCGGCTGCTCAACACCGGCGTGCAGAGCCTGCCGGGCGTGACCGGTACGGTCCCGCCATTTGGCGCGTTGCTTGGCGTGGGACTCCATCGCACCAGCCCAGGTTTGCATCAGCATCACCGTGGCCGCTTTCTGCCGCTCAATGTGCTTCAGCGCTCCGTCTCCGAAGACCATCGGCATCACCCGTCCCGCAGCAGATTGTTTTCCTTGAGGACCATGTAGAGCCCGACTGACAGCCGTTCAACTTGCTCTTCGTTGAGACCGACACCCATGAAAACGTCCGCCACGTGGACCATTTCGTGGAAGAAGACCTCCTCGGATCTCTCCGGCACCAGCCCGGCCTCAATTCTGATCACCAGGTTGGCATTATCGGCTTCACCAACGCGATCCCTGCGCTCATTGTTAACAAGAGCCGGACGCTCTACCCGGTAGGGGAACGGCCCCACCTTGAGGGTCTCCGGAATCTTCATCAACTCACCCTTTCCAGGTCGGCCTGGTAGCCGACCACAACGCCGCCGACCACCTGCGGGTAAACGGCCCGGATCACGAATGCGCCAAGCCCCGGGGTCTCGAATTTGTCCGTCACGTTGGGGCCGACCTTGAGGTCTGCTGCGTGATCCGCCAGAAGGCCGTATACTGTGTCTGTCTGCATCTTGCCGGCTACGCCTGAAACATCCTGCTGACCGGAACCCTGGGTGAATATGCGTACCGTCAGTGGGCCGACACTGGAGACCTGCTCCGCAAAACCGCCGCCGGACCGGATTTTCTCAGCGCGGATGATGGTGATAATCACCGGGTTCTGCGCGATTGACCATTGTATGTGTCGTTTCCGTGCTGCTGCCAGATCCATCACAGCACCTCCGGCGGCCTCACGCTGATGATAACCCCGCCTGAAACCCCCGCCGTCCGGGCCATTTCGGCGTATCTTTCCGACATCTTGAGTGCGTGTTCGACCTGGTCCTTGAGCTTGGTCACGTCGTAGGACTCATTGCCGACCTTGTAGCTCTCGATCTGTCCCTGATAGAGCCCGGCCTTGATCGTCCAGGCCAGCGACGCCGCCAGGTAGAGGTCCTGCTTGTCATCCAGCAAGGACTCCAGTTCGGCGTCGGTGAAGTGGGTGTCCGCCTCGGTACCGCCGGGCGGGATGGCCTCGTTGATCAGCTTGCGCAACGGTGTTACGTCCATCTCTATCCAGCCCCCTTCAGGCCCCTTCCCCGGCGCCGGCCCCCACCGCAATCGCCGGCGCTCGACGCTTGGGGAGGGTAGTTGCGTCCGTCCCCTCCCGGCGCCGGGGGAGAGGAGGGAGTGGGAGGAAGACCCCACCCCCTACTCAAACTCAAAGATTCTGATGCGTTGTGAGAAAAACGGTTACTGCAGGGACAGTTCCTGCACGTTTTCGCCGACCGCGGCAAACACTCCCCGATAGGCGTAGCCCACGATCTGGGCTTCCACCAACCGGGCCAAGTCGCCCCGGGCGGCCTCAAGCCGGAGATCCTGCTTGAGCAACGCCTTGAAGCCTCTCTCGGGCCTGACCAGATATGCCTTGTTTTCCGGCACCCCCGGATAGTTGTGCGTCTTTTTGCCGACGGTTGCTTCCCAGCCGTCGTAGTAGACCACGGCGCTGATGCCGCTGATGCCCGGATATTTTGTGCCCGCGATCTGGTGTCCGCCCTCCAGGGCCATCTGGATGTCGGCCTCGTTGGCCGAGTTGGCCAGGAGCACCGTGCCCTTGCGCTTCTTCTTGGCCGCATCTTTCTTCGCCGCCTGGATCGTCTTCCAAACGCCGACCCAGACAGGATCTTCGGCCGCGCCGGCGTAAGCCGTCTTGTTCGCGGCAGGATAGGCGAAGGCGAAGATGGGGTAGAGGTGGATGTGGTTCACCAGCGCGTTGTATGCCTCACCGATGGATTTATTGAGCATCTCGACCGAGAATGACTGATTGAAGTCCTTCATGAACTTCGTGTACTCGAAGCCGGCGGAGTAAGGCAGAATCCTGGCGGACGGCCCTTCTTCGGCGTACAGCTTGCCGAATTTGACTTCTTCGCCCTCCATGTGTTCGGTGAAGACACACGCCCCGCCGAGCGCCCACTTGGCGTCCACGACGGGCGGAAGGTTCTTGTCCTCGATTATGTCGTAGATCGGGCGATATAGGACCGGCACCTTTTCGCGGCCCAGCTCCACATCCAGCACGGCTTTGCCCACCAGATCCTTAATGCTCTCAATGGAGCCCAGGGTCAGCAACTCGCCAATCGGCTTTGTCAGCTGCAATGTCTCCATCTCGCCGTTTAAAATCCGCTTGGTGACCTGGAATTCCTTGCCGTCGACAAGGAAGGTCACCGGCACCTCGATGGTGCCCATCCTCCGTCTTTCACGCAGTGTCTCGATACTGATTACTTGAACCATCGACTACTCAGCCTCCTTACGATGCAATGATGCCGGCTGTACGGAGCTTGGCCAGCAGCGCATTGAAATCACCAACAATGGTCGCCACATCCCCCGCCGTGCTGTTGGCCTGCGCCGCAGCCTGCCGGAGCGCGCCGAGCTGATCCGCAAGCTTGAACCGTATTGCATTGTTGGCGTCTTTGGCCAACGTCACCCGGCCCGCGTAACGATTGCCGGCCGCGGCCTGGGTAAAGCGGTTGTTGGCGGCGTCCCAGTAGATGTCCGCGCCGCCCGCCATGGCATCGGTGGTCAGGATCTGGTCCGTCTCGTACTCCGCCTGTTCGATGTTCAGCACCAGCTCGGCCGTTTCTCCCGCGCCGGTGGTAACGCTCCGCATGGCCGCGCCCAGAAACCCGCCGAGCAGGTAGAACTTACCCGCAGAAATAGTGGTGTTTTGCGGCACGGTCACTTGCACCGCTCTACCGTTCGATACCTTGGGGTCGGTGCTCTGGTGCACTGTGGTCGGTACCGGTTGACCCTGGTACACTCGCATTCACGTCCTTTCGTTAAATGGCGGCCCGCTTTACGCGCACGTTGGCGGAACCGCCTTTGTCGCCGGCGGCGCGCACGGCGCCGGCGACCATTGCCGGCGTGTCGGTGTGCAGCCGGCTCAGTGTTTCCTTTACCGACGCTTCGGCCAGCAGCGCGTCGATCTCCCCGGCGATCTGCTCCTTGGTCTTGCCCGCCGGCTGCAGCATCTTCCGGATCAACGCCTGAGCCATCTCGCCGGCGACTTTTTCCTTAAGCACACCATCGACCAACTCCTGGTGACTGCGCTCCCGGTCTTTGTCCATAGCCGCCTTAGCCTCCTTGGCCGCCTGTACGACGCCCATCTCGCCGGTCACGCCCAGGGCTTCGGCCACGGCCTGCAGCGCTTTCTCCGCGCCGGCCTTGCGCTCCACCCACTTGCCGTCAATCGCCCCGGCCACCTGCTCCGGCGTCCAGCCCATCTCCCCGGCCACCTGGGCCAGGGTCACATCACCGCTCTGCAGCAAGCCCTTCAGTTGCTGCACCAACTCTTTCCAACCCATCGTTTTGCCTCCTTCAATCTCACCAGTGGCCACTATTCTGGTTTGCATCCCCGCCCGGTCCAGAGGCGTCCAGTCAATTGAAAGCGCCTCATAGTCAATAACCTCGGCCTCTCCGCCCGCCGTCCGCAGCTTGGGATAGCCGAAGATGGACACCTGCTTAACCCGTCCGGTGCGTATCCAGCGTTTGAGATCCACCGCCGCCTGGTCAACCACGCCCCGAAAATACGCTTTGCCGTTCTGCATCTTGGCTCCGACCCAATGGGTCACAACAGCCGGGAACTGGGTGGGCACATCGTCGGCCTTCTGGTGCCCTAAAAACCCGTTCAGCGTCCGCTCCTGGACCCGCCGGACGATGGCTTCCAGCGCCGGCATCTTGTAGTTCCAACCTCGCTTGCTCTTGCCCGGGGCAATCTCGACCACGACCTCCAGGGGGTCCTGGTCGCCCGCTTTAAGCGCCGACAGATCCACGCCCGGCGCCGCCGGCACATCCTCGGGCCGCATTTCGCCCGAAACAGCGGCCGGCAGCCATGTCATTTCTCCCACAAGCAACAAATCACACCTCCCTTCGGGGCATAATGAAAAACGTCCTAACACCGTTCAACACCGCTCCGACGTTAACGGGGTCAGCCCCCGGCGTTAACATAGCGTTAATACCGCGTTACATGGGCGTTATTTTGCGTTACTAGATTTGGGTACGTGGGTGGGTAGGGGTGTGCCCGGCTACGAGGCTTGCAGGGCCGTATAGGCCCTGCTGCCAAATCATGGGTGCTTTATGGCTTACCGGCGGAGCCTATGCTGTGAACCAGCTCTAAATCGTCGGGACCGAACTCCTCCAGGACCAGGGTTTCTCCTTCCTGGTTGCTGAATTCCACTGTGTAGGCTTCATCCGGATGCCGAAACGCCATTACCACCGTTCCGGTGTCACCGCTTTTCAGTCCGTGCTCCGGAAAATCCCCGGTCAGTCTTACCACATCAAGTTCCTCGAACTTCATTTCTTCACCTTCTTGGGAACGTAAGTGGTTACCAGCTGGGGGAAGTCCTTATTTTCCCGAAAGATCCACGCCGTAACCACTTTAGCCGTTTTACCGTTTGGCCCCGTCAATTCCATGATTACCTCGTATTTGTCGCCATGTTTGCCTTTACCCTTGTAGACTGCGTCGTAATAGGGGAGGTTGCCCAGGATATCCCTCTCTAAGCGCCCCGCTGTGTTCAGGTTATATCCAAGGACTCTCTCGAAAACTATCGCCTTGTTTTTCCCCCTGGGGTGCTCCTTGTCCAGGGAATACTTCAACAGCTTCGGCGGGGCAATATAGGCCCGTTCCAGCCCCGGCAGCGGCTTTTCGGCCCATGGCCTCTCTCTGATTATACCACCCGGCGGCCCGGCGCTAAACCCTTTGTAGACATCATTATACCAACGCTCCAGTTCGGGCTGGGCAGCCGGGTTCTGTGCCCATTCCTTGATCTTTTCGACCATTTCATCCGGCTGCGCGTGCACCGGCACCAGAAAGCTCATGGTGTTCGGGTGCGCCGGGTAAACCGGCTCGTTGCCCGGAGCGTACACTCCCGGCCCGAGGCCGTCCTCATCGGCCGCCGCCAGTACGTCGCAGATGTCATAGATCCGATGCTGTGCCGAAAGGCAATACTTGATCCCGACGTAGGAGGGAGTGAGCCGTGCGGCGGCGATACTGGCCTGACCGAAAGCCGCCGTGGCCTCGGTGCGCGCCAGGCGCAGCGCCTCATAGCTAATATCCTTCGGCACCCGGCCCTTGAGGCGCTCCCACGCCTCGGGATAATCCCGCAGGAGCGTCCCGGCGCCGGCTTTGACGTATCGCTCCAACATCCGGGCGGTCTTCACGGCGTCCTGGCCGATGGCCACCGATTCCTGCACAAGCCTGGTTAGTTGGGTGCCATAGTTCGCCCCGGCGCGCCAGATTCGATCCGACACCTTTAGTCCCTTGAGGGTACGCTGCCACGCGGCTTCCACCGCCCGGGCGTTGACCCGGGCGAACATGCTGTTAATGCCGCTTGCGGTCACCAGGGTGCTGCCCGCATCTTGGAAGAGAGTGGTCGTCACTCCTTTGGAGTAGGTCGTCCCGGCTAAGACCGCGCCGTGAATCTGCCGGCGCAGCGCCGCGTCCAGATCGTCGGTGAGTTGCCCGACTTCCAAGCGCAGCATTCTTTCCAGTTCCTCAAGCTGTTGTTTCCTGATGTAGCTTGAAGGGGCTTTAAGGGCCAGTTTCCGTATTTCGTCGGCGATGTGGTCGGCGGACCGCGCGTAGACCTGCCTGATCTCCAGATCCTGTTTCAGGCGCAGCTCGATAAACTCCCGCCGGGCCTGCAGGAAACGTCGCTTATACTCCTCGTTTCGGGTGGCGGCCGCGATCTGGTCGATCTCCCGCGGGCTCATTGCTTACCGCCAAGCTCTTTGTCGATCTCCGACTTTTCATCCAGTAGGCCTTCTGCGTCCTCCAACCGGGCTCTTTCGATTCGGTTCCTGATGATCCGTTCTCTTTCTCCCGGTTCATCACCCGCTTCAGACTCATAACTGCGCATGGTGTCCACGTATCGGCTGAGGAATTCGGCGGCCGCGTCATCGGAGAGGAACCCGCCCTGCACAGCGCGGTCCAGGGCGCTGGCGACCTTCTCCAGGATCTCGGCCACCTCTTTTTCGTCGCGCGGGTCCACTTCGTCCCAGTCCAGTTCCGTGGCATAGGTTGAGTACGCTTTGCCCTCGGACTTGGCCGTCATCGCCAATACGATCCGGGCCACGAGCTGCCAAGGGTCCGCAAACTGATCGCGCTTGCGGATCACCTTGCGCACCACGACCGGCATTTGCTCTTTGACGGATGACATAGAGCTGGGGGTATGCACACCAAAAACGAATTCCGGTGTCTCGCTGGTATCCACGATGCAGTAAAAAATCAGCTTCAGCAGGGCGATGGTATCCCCAGTGGCGCTTTGCGCTTCCAGGAAGCCCGCATCTTCTTCGGACGAGAAGATGAGCAGTTCATGGCCGGACAGATTGATGGTGCCGCCCTTTTTCGCGAACTCCGCCGGCTCGGTGATGTTGAAATTGTTGCGCAGAAACGCGGCTACGTCTTTCAACTTCAGTTTCAGCCGAGGAGTGGAGTGCATCTTGGAGCCTTGGGCGGCGTGCAGCATCACATCATGATACAGCTTCAGAAAAGGTTCGACGGGCTCCAGCTCCGACCGCCCGAACACTGCTGTTTCGTCGCCCTCGTTCCGGAAATGGACGATGGGGATGAAGCCCCAAATGTTTTCTTCCGTTCCCGGCCGCACTCCGGGGACCTGGCCGCCGTCGATCTCAATGGTCCTGGTCTCGCGGGTAATCCGCTGAGTGACGGTCGCCTGTCTCTTGCTGCCGTGCTCGTCCGTCCATTTGTGCCGGGACTTTAGCACATATTCGTAAACATCGCCGGTGACCGGGTTTTGTTTGATCTCGTCGACCTGCTCAGGCGGGATGATGTGGTACACCAGCTTGGTATTTAGCTCCGGGTAAAACTCCTTGTCAGTCTCCTCCCGCGTGATCCAGACAAAGCAGTCTCCATCACGCAGCGCGTTGCGGTGCGTTCTCTGCACGCGGGACCGGTTGGCGCCAAAAAATTCATCCAGCACCTTCTGGGCGTTTTCGTCTTCCGAGAGGAAGCGGGGCACACCCATAAATGCGACCAGCGTGTTGATGATGCCGCGCGCGAACCCGGCCCCCAGCTTGTATTCGTCCCGGTTGTTTTCGTACAGCTGACGGGCCAACTCGTAGTCCACCCGGCTGGAGTCCAGCTGGTAGACCGCATAGCCGCCGGTGGTCACCCCGAAGGGCAGGTACCCGCGCAGCCGGCTCATTTCGCCGATAGCCCGCTTGACCCGTCGTATCCAACTTCCGTGCACATTATCACCGCCATTTTACCCGTAGATCCTGGCCCGGCGGAAGATCCCCATCAGCCCCGAATCCAGGGTGGATACGTTCTTGCACAGGCTGCGGCAGCCCTCCAGGGCGTCCGGCCCGTCGTCGTAATCGGCCATGGGGAAATACTTGAGCTGTTCCAGCAGTCGGCGGTGCCTGGGGTTGAACTTGATGTACTTGTTCTTGATATCCGGCTGCAGGGTCTGGATGCGCAGAACCTTGTCCCTGGACTGATAGACCTCTTCAATGGGCAGGTACAGCTTCTCCCGGGCGCTGGCCTTAGCTAGCTCTTCCTTTAGAAACCACTGAAACTGGTTCGACTCGGAGCCGAACTTAGCATAACCCCGGCCGTAATCCCGGCGCAGCCAGCGCTCTTTCTCCAGGATGTCGGCAATGATCCGGTCCGGGTGCCGCCGCTCAATATCGGCGTCCAAGACGTACATGTAGCCAGTCTGCGTGTCCAAGGCGACGGTAATGATCGCGGAAAAGTCCGATTTCTTGCTCTTGCCCAGAGACGGGTCCACAAAGCCGAAGAAGAGAAAGCCTTTGCCGAACTGCATCCCCACAGGGTTGAAGTAGTCAAACCACCCATCATCAAACAGGCAGTCCTCGGGGTTGATCGGCTCGTTCTGCAGTTCCGAGTTGAAGCTGGCCTCGCCCTCGGAAACCCGGGTCGCCATCAGGTCGTAATAACTGTTTTTCTCTTCCCAGAGCACTCTGGCGCCTTCCAACATGGCTTCACGATGCTCTTCAAAAAACCGGTGCGCATTCTCCTCACGGTCTTCGTCAAACAGGTCGGTGTAGATCTCCTCCCACTGATCCCACAGCCCCTGGTTCTTGGCGAAGCTCAGTACCGCCTGGTATTTCCTGGTCCGGTAGGCTGGGTTTTTGAGCACTTTGGCCAGCAGGCTGTCGTAGTGCAGGAGGGTGCCGATGTAGATGATGTCCGTGTAGTCGTCGCCCGCTTTGGACACGGCCTTGTAGAACCAGTTCTCCAGCTTTTTGCGCTGCTCCGGCGTCCGGACGTTCTCGTCATTTTCAATGTCGTCCAGGATGATCAAGTCCGGCCGCCAGTTCTTGTGCTTCCGGCCGCGGACCTTCTTGCCGGCGCCCAGGGCCTCGATCTTGATGCCGGTACTGGTCAGCAGCACGTTACCCTTCCAGACCTTGCCTTCAAGTCGCCCAAAGTCCTCGATAGCGCGCTCGTTTTCTTCCAGCTCTTCGCGTATGCTGGCCAGGAAGCCCTCGGCCTGTTCGCTGCTGTCCGAGATAATGAGGATATAGTGCTTGTAGCCATAGAGGATGGCGTGCAGCGTATTCTTGAACGTGAGCGTGGTGCTCTTGGCGTGCCCGCGCGGGGCGCCGACGGCTCGCCGGGTACCCGTTTCCGTGTCGATGACGCCTTCGAGCCAGATCTGATCCAGCTCCCGGTGAAATTCCGGCGACGGGCGAGAGAAGTAGTGGGGGAAATAAGCTTTGCCGAAGTAGTCCAGGTCCCGCTGCCCGCGGCGTTTTCTGTTCGAGTCGCCGCTGCGGCCTTGGACCAGGTCCTCAAGGATGCTCATGCCGCCACGCCCCTTATCTCCCTACCGCCTTGCCGTCCACATAACTCTCGCCGACTATGAAGGCGATGGCCCCGCCGGTGATGGCGAAGTACGCCTCCCGGTCGACCGGGGCTCCCAGTATCTCGTTTAACACCACAAATCCGAAGTTCGCCAAGGCCACGAGGAACTTCCGGGACTTCAGCCGGTCAAAAAAGGACCTTTGCACAGCCTACACCCCCTTTGCGGGCACAATCACATCCACCGTCTGCGTGGTCGCGTCCCAGTCGATGGTTGCCTGCGGAATCATCTCAATTACGCTCCGCAGCTGCACCCAACAGCTATCCAGCTGCATCTGGGTCCGCCCGTCCACGATCCGCGCCGGGATCTTCGTCCGCCGACCATTAAAGAGTACCGTGACGCCGGCACTGCCTGTCTCCAGCAACTTTTCCAACTCTGCCCAGGGGAACATCGTCCCTGGACAAGCCGTGGCATCCACGTCCTTATGCCCGATCACCAGGATGTTGCCATACCGCTTCTGAATGTCTCTGATAAGCCAGGTCAGCGACTGCATCTGCTCCAGCGCCGGTCGTGCATTTGTAAAATTGCCGGCCAGGGCGATCCCAATGCTGTCGCTGTTGGCTCCCGAGGCATGCACTCCCTGCGTGTGCTCCGGACGACCGCGCTCGATGACGCCGTTGTGCCGGATTAGGTAGTGATAGCCGATGCCCGCCCACTTACGAGCCAGGTGCCATCCGTGAACGGTGGTCGCCGAAACGTCGCCCGACGCCGTGTGGTGGATCACGATGCGCCGAGTGCTTGCCCGCGGGGGCAGAGCGCCATTAAACCGGAGGCCCGTCTCTGTGATCTGCACGATAATCCCTCCTCGATTGATACGCATCCGTGCCCATCCGGGCCACCTCGTGCACGAAGTAGCCCCCCAGAATAATCTGGATCATCCGCCCCAGCTGATCCACCGCCCATTCTTCGCCGCATCCAAAATAACTGGCGATGATCATAGGCAGATAAACCAGCACAAAGGAGACCGCCAGACCGTCCTTAAAACTGAACTGCCTGGGGGCGCTGAAGCGATCTTCTATTTTTTTCAGGCTCTTACCCATAAGCTCACACCTTACCACACAAAAGGGGCTGATTTTGGCCGCGCTACGCCATTTGGCCCTCGATTCGCGGCCAAAGCCAGTCCCTCTAGCATCCTCGCTCGAACTGCACCGCCGAAACAGGCGCGGTCCTTACTCGGACTTTTGCAACACGTTTACGCTCAACTCAATGATCTTGGGCTCGCCAAACAGCGGGATATTGACCTTCGCCCGGCCCTTGCGGCGATCCAGCTTAACGATTTGCCCCTCTAAACCCCGGAGCGGCCCCGACACTATCTTGACCCCATCCTGTTCGTACAGAGCAGTCGATACACCGATCAGTTCATCGTCCCGCACCAGGCCGAGTACCCGGTTCATCTCTGTCGGCTGTACCGGCTGCGGTCTGCCGGCGCCCAAGATCCGGATTACGCCGCGAATTCCAGTGAGCGTGTAGTAGTCATTCGGCTCCAATGCTGTGTTTACGAACACATAGCCCGGGAAAAGACACCTGATGACCTGCCCTGTCACGCCGCGCCGCCGCTCCGTCATCTGCCGGCGGGGGACCAGGGCGTGCATCCCCGCGTCCCGCACGCGGCGGCCGACCTCAACCTCCCGCGCAGTCTTGGTATGCAGGACATACCACTCAGCCATCCCTATCCTCCAAGCGGGAAACGATCTTGTCATCCAACAAGCAGCAGATCTTCTCATGCAGATCAGGGTTGCGCTTCAGCTCCTTGGCCAGCTCATCCTTGACCTCCTGGACGGCTTGTTTAATCAGCCGGCCCTGCTCCGCCCGGAACTTCTCCTTGTGGACGATACTCCTCTGCAGGTAGACCAGGAGCCGCCCCACCTTGTCCAGGGGCATCCGGTCCCACTCATCCTCAGCAGTAGCCAGGCGCTCGGTCAGGGCATTGATCAAGATCGTCTCTGCGGCGTCCGAGGCCTCGATGTTCTGATTCTCCTTAACAGTCTGGACCAGGAGCCGGGTCTTCTCATATGCTTCCTTCAGCCGCCGGGCGGCCGCGGACTTGTTCAGCGCATACCGTCCGACACTGGATTTTGAGATCCGAAAGGCTCCTTGCCCCCGTGATGTAATTTCGGCCGCGATCTGCTCGTAGGTATAGTTCACGTTGGCCAGCATCTCATCCAGCCGCGCACGGACATCTTCCGGGAGTTCGTCCACCCGGCTCTTGATTCGATGTCTCTCGCGTTCCTTGCCCATTACACGTCAACCCCGGGATCTTCCCGGGAACCCTCCAGCAGGTCGATCCCCGTGGGCGTCAATCGTACGGCAATGTCATCCTTGAGCACGTTATAGGACTTGATCTTGTCATCCGTGAACTCGATATAGCCCTTTTGCTCCAAGTAGTTGATGTAGTTGCCGATATCGTATGAGACAACCAGGCCGTCCCCGAAAAGGGAAGAGGCGATCTGGCGGCAAAAAAGCGTTAAGTTCTGCGACTTCAAGAGGCTCCGCAGGATATATCCCCTGATTGCCTTGTTTTTCCTTATTTCCATCGTCCGCTCCGGGCTCTCCATTACGCACCCTTCCTTTCGATCCACGACTGAATCTTGTCTAGTTTCTTTTCAAGGATGCCGGTAAAGCGGATGAAGTCGTCCTTGGCGGTGTAAATAAACGGCAGATCGGCCTTCAGTTCATTCAGGCCCCTCTCCAGCCGCCGGGCCTCATCCTGGCAGTCCCGGCTCACCTGGGCGATTGTTTCCTTGTTTTCCTTGATTTCCTCGTCGATCCGCTTTTTCAGATCTCGCAAGAAATAAGCTATCGTACTAATCGCCAGCAGTGTGGCCGTTTGCACCGCCCAGGAGAGATCCATTGAGCTACCTCCTACCGAATAGATAGATGGTATGGTTTAGATGGTTTGCATCCAAGCCCCCACCAGCCACAGGATGCTGCTCCGCCGCCCTTCCTTCCCGGTGCGCGGCAACCCGTCGGCCGAGGCGAAGCTCCTCACAAAAGCCCATTTTAGCTAAGGGCTTCGACCAATGTTGCTTTCTGTTGCATCTTTCTTTGGTTAATTGTAGCGGTAATTCCTTCGATTTTGCGGATTGGTCACAAATTGTTGACACGTTTTGTTGACACGTTTTACTGAAACGTGTCCGAGATGGCGCGTTCAAAGCCCTTTAAGGCTGACTGACAATGGCGAATTCTCAATAACTCTTCGGATACTGCGTTCCGACATCTCGAATTTCCGGGACAAATCATCAATGTTGTATCCATTGAACTCCGCCCTGATCCGCCGGTCACGGGCTTCTTGGACTATGCGTGCCGGTTGCGGGAAGTAAAGCTGCCGCCCGCCGAACTCGTGGGCCAGCATCAGGGTTGCTTCGAGCCCGATCAGCTCCGCCATCCGGTGATACGGCTCCGGCAGATCTTCCGTCTCAATCTCGATGTTATCCCGCTCCTGCAGCTCCCGCATCGCCTCACGCTCCTCCTTTAGGCTTCTTCGGCAGCGCCTTGCTCCTGGCGCTCCAAGAGCTTCTTGAGTCCCTCGATTACCCGCCATGCCTGGGGGGTCGTCAGCCACTCCAGCCGGTCCACGCCGGCGTACTTCTTCACAAAACCTTGGACCCGCTTGGGGTTATCCGCCCAGCCCAGCGCCCGGGCCAGTTCGTTGATCTTCCAGATCTGTTTCCTGCTGGCCCGTCCGGATCGCGTGCGGCCGATCCGGCGCTCAAGTTCATCAATCACCCGGATCGCCTCCGCCTTTGTGAGCTTTGACATGCTCTCCTTGCCGGCCACGTTTTGGATGACAGCCCGCCGCAGATCGTCGTCAATTCCCAGTTCCCGCGTCACCGCGAAGATCTTCTTTCGCTGCGCCGCCGTAATCGGTTCACCCATTTACTTCACCTCCGATTTCAGACGACTTGCTTTGCCCTTCCGGCGGCGGTATCTCGGCCCCGCAATCCCCGTAAGGACACTCCCAGGTCCCCTGGCCGTCGGCGGAGTAGGACTTGCGGCCGCAAGTCGGGCATTTGCGTTCAACCATCGGTGCCACCACCCTCTTTCTGTACTCACTCAATGACCTTGTTGTTCTTGACACATTCCTTAAAATCCAGTTCGCTCTGCGCTGGCTCCTTATCCGCGTCCAACTTGAGCGAAAGTTGGCCTATCATCTCGGTCACCCACCCGGTGCGGTCGTAAGCCTTGGCTCTGTGCAGGATCGATACGGCTCGCCGGATTAATGAGCGCCGCACCTGGCGCAGCTCCTGGGCATCTGTAATGATGTAGTATCCGCCCGGCACTGCCGAAGTGGAGCCGATAGGGAGGCGGTGGTGCTCGACCAGTGTTTTCACGATCTCCCGAATTTTGCGCTCATCCAGCCCGGTCTTGTAGCTCAGGTGCCGCACGGCCACCGCCTTGCTCCGCCCCCGGCACTTGGCGATGATTTCGGCCACCCGGCGCTCTTCCGGAGACATCCGGGGCATCAAACTTGCCTGATCCACCTGTGCCACCTCGCTTCACTTGACCGTCACCGCCACGAACATCCCGTCGTATTCCCGAGCCAGCACCACGGCCCGGGAGCTCCCCCGGAGCCTCACGTGGTACTTGCCGTCCTCAAGCCTTTTCAGGCTTCGCTTTCGGATCGTATTTGCGATCCAGGCCCGCTGCGCCGCGGGAGATGCATTCCCGATCCTCTCCTGGTAGCGCTCCACAAAGTGTCCGGTGAGAAAAACCGTTACCCGCCTTTTCCTCATCGGTGTCACCCGCCAATCAACTAAGATACAGCTTCTTGATCATCTCCTGTTCTTTCTTCCGGTCTCTGGAATCGCCGCCCGTGCCAGGTCGGGCTTGTAGAACATACCTTGGCCACAGTCCTTCGATTCTTGCCAAGTGATCAATCCGGTTTTTCCAGTACGGCTCCGTAAACGCCCAGTCAATGCATTTACGCCACTCATCCAAGCTCGGAGCATTTTGGCCGGCCAGCATCACCCTGGCCGTTGCCAGCTGCTTCAGGTGCCAATCGCGTGGGAAGCGGAGCACCCCGCGCTTCTTGAGCGCTTCCTTGAGATAGTTGACTAGTGCCTTTTCGTCCTCCGCGTAACCCGTCTCAGACCCCCTTGGCGTCACCGTTCACCGACAACCCCCTTTCGCGGCTCCTCTTCCCGTCACCCGGACAGCGCCCTGGCAACGGGAAGGGGAGAGGGGAACATCCCCTCAGCCCTGATCGCGCAACCTTTCGCGATCCCACTCGTACCAAAACACATCGTCCACATCGACACCCGCGCCCACCTTTAAGATCTCGGCGGGGGGGTATTTTTTCAGTGCTTCCTTGTCCACCTTTTCCGGCGCCTGCACAATGCAGTCAGTCATCCCGCGGGCCTTGAGCTTCTTGATAATCTCCGCCAGTTTCGCGGCTGCCCGGGGCAGTTGTATCTTGGTGCTCTTCCGGAAACCCAGCTTGCCGAAGTTGAGGAGCATGGTTTTCTTCTTGCCCAGTTCATCCCGATGCGCCTCGGTGAACTCCTTGATTTCCACCTCAAGCTTTTTGACCCGATCCTTGTGCGGCTTGGCCCGCATCTCGGCATCCAACTTCAGATCGTGGATCTTCTCTGTCAGCTCAGCCTCAATAGCCTCGACGGCCAGCTCACATTCCCCGATCTCCTTGAGGTTTAAGTTGACATCGTCCCAACTCCGCAACGCCGTTCCTTCCATCCGCACTCTCGGCATCGGCAATCACTCCTTCGTGTGTGGCTTATAGGACCAATTTAGCGTTCTTGAGTATTTCTATCCGCGACTCACTCTGGGTCAAATAGTTCAGCAAAACCTCGGCGACCCTGTCGGTGATCGTTTCGTTTTGCAGTATCCGGCGACAACACTCTTTATCTGCCTCGAAGGCATCGATCAGCTTGATGACATCCGCCACGGAAACCAGCTTCTCTCCGTACCCTTCCGGTATGTCTTCGTCGTCGGTCAGCCCTGGATCTGCACATCTGCATCCCGAACCGCAACCGGACCCGCAGGTGGCCAGCGTGTGATCGAGTCTCTCCTGGCGGGAATCAGGTCCGGAGTCTCCGGCCGGTGTCTTGCCAGGTCTGAGGCTTACGCCGATGAGCTTCTGCTTGCGCTTCCAGGCGTAAAACAGGTCAGACCGCTTCTCAATACCGCACGCTTTCATAATTTGCAGATCGGTCCAGCCAGCCATCTTCAGTTCGCGATATTTCTCCGCCGTCAAGACCTCGCGCCAGTCCTGGCCTTTAGGGACTCCATCTGTTTGGAGCACCAATCCCAGGTCTCCGGTCTCAGTCACCGCCGGTGGCACCGGCGCACTGTCCCCATCAGCTCTCATCTGATCATCCCCCTTTCTCTGTTCTTGCAGGGCCGGGCCGTCGCGCTGGACCACGCGGACCCGGACCCCGCTGATGATGTGACTCCTCGACACCGAGAACGTGAACCCCAGTCGGTGGCGAACCTCCAGGAAACGCACGGCCACTTTAACGATCTCCCCGACCTTGCCGTAATCGCGGTCATTCTCTTCCTTTATTCCACCCGCCACCCAGTCGATTTCGACTACATCCCCCGGGCGATACAACTCCTGCAGTGCAGGTACAGTGGGGGGGGGGGGGGGTGATCTTCTGGCCACCGGTGGTCACCTCGCCATCACTGGGGCCGTCTTATAAGCAACCAGCACCTACTTGCGTCCCCAGCGCAGAGCGTCGTTCCTGGCCGCCGACCCGGCGCCCATATAAAGATCGATTGACCTGCCCCGGATGGCCGCTCCCGTGTCTTCGGCCATCCGCCAACCCAGCCCTTGAACGTAGATCCAGCTGCCCAGGGGGATGACTCCGGGGTCCACCGCCACGGTGTGTCCCGGTACCGGAATAGTCATGCTGGCTGTGAAACCGTCGCCATTCCCGCACTGCGCGGTGTAAGCTGTGGACTCGAACGTCTCCACCTGCCAGATTTCCAACCACTCCTGCCACCGCGCCCGCAACTCCTCGTTTTCCCGCCGCAGCTCAACAATCTCGTCCAGCAGCATCCGGTTGAGGTCCAGCAGCTCCTGTCTGTCGGCAAGTTCTTTCTGCAGCCTATCGGCTCCGGACAAATAGCTGTGCCCGATGACCAGGAGACCAAGCAAGAGCAGCACCGCAGGCAGAATCTTTAACCGTTCCTTCACCATCACACCACCTTGACTCAAGAATCGGGGTCCCCGTTTAACCACCGTTCCGCGCCGCCAACCCGGCCAACGTAACCAGGGCCAGGGCGATAAACCCGGCAGCAACCCAATCAGCCAACACCATCATCCATCACCTCGTACACTTCCGGCACACACATGGCACAAAGCGCTTCGTCCTCGATCTCCGCACCAACACGCCGGTCGTCTTCGCTCACCAGCCCACCGCACCGCCGGCAAGGCACCTGCCAGCCTTTTTCCGCCAGTACCCGGGCCGGTACCCGACCGGCCTCCGCGTATTGGTCAAACTCCTTGACGCGCCGGACCGAGATCTCGGTCCTGGTCGGCATTATTTGGGGATCTTCTACCGCCCCGAATGCCTCATCGCGCGTCCGGGTGAAGACCACCTGGCTGCCGAGAGCATCCGTTACCACCCAGGCCCGCAGGTTTTGCTCGGGCATCAAATCTCACCTCACAATCCGCTCCGCCGCCTGCCCCCACAGATCAAAGTGGGGGAGACCGCTATTGCTCACGTGCATCCAAGATTCCGGTATCCCGTTTGCCCGCCCCCAGCTCCGGAGCTTGTCCGGATGGCTGCAGAGCACCTTGACGATCAGTCGGCCCCGGTGCCGGTGGCGAATCACAGCGATTTCGCCGGCCCGGGCCTTGCCCAGTGCCACCGCCCGCTCGTCAGGCCATCGCTGCCACCCATCCACGAACAAGGGCAGAGAATCCGACGCATAGTCCCGCAAGATTTCACAGGCTTCGTGGTACAGCACTACATCATCGCCGCCCTGATCATCTGACCAACCAGTACCAGGCCCGCCAGGCCAATAATCACCCAGCCCAGCCAGCTCAGCTTGTCCTCGACGAGTCCGCGCTCAACACGACCCAAGAACTCATCCGAGGTACCCAGCAGTGTACGGATGGCCTGTCCATCCAGCTTGTAGCTCTTGCGCTTCAGACTCATCTGAGGCATTCAGCAATTCCTCCTAACCTGGGCAGCGCCAGGGCGACACAATCCCTGGCTATGTCCCAGTACACCACCATGCTTTGCCCCGCCCGGTCGGTGATCAGCCGTCCGGCCGGCAGAAGGGGGAAGTCCTCGACCCTGATCGCATCCAAATGGAAGTTTGCCTCTATCCAATCCCGGACCGCCTTCTCCATTGCCAATCACCCCTTGCGCCGAGGGTTTCGGCATCTACGCCTTGAAGCTCAGCACGATCTGGCCCAGCTCTTCGACCAGGTCCTCGGTGATCTGAGCGCCGCCGGTCACGTCCAGCAGCCGGCCCAGGGCCTTAACCAACTGGCGAATACCGCGCTTGGCGCCGGTGTCGCACAGCAACCGCCTGGCCGCCGGCGTCGCGTTGATCCGCGCCAAGAACACATGCGCTTCCTCGTTGCTCAGACCGCTTAAGCGCACGTAATACCCGATGCGGTCGCGCAGCCGGGCCATTTCCGGCCGGTCCTCGGCATAGAGGAGTATCTTTTCCGCCAGCACCTCATTGCCCACGAGCACAACACCCACTCGGGCCTTGTCGTAGATCGCCCGTACCGTCTCCAGCACGACGTCATTCTTCATCAGGTCCGCCTCGTCATAGACCAGGAGGCGGGGCTGCTGCTTCAGGCTCTTTACGATCCGCTTCAGCAGCATGGCCGAGGAGCCGTAATCCTTCAAGCCCAGTGCCTCCGCCGTATCCGCCAGGATGCTCCGCTTCGTGCTGGTGGTGTCGCACGTGATGCACACCATCGGCACGGCGGCCCGCTTCTCATACTCCTCAAGCGCGAAGCTCTTGCCCGCGCCTGGGTCGCCGGTGATGACGCCCATCTCAACAGAGTCGTGGCACTTCTTGCATACGCCCCAGATGCGTTCCAGGTCCCGTGTGGGCACCAGCCCCAACTCCCGAATTGACCTCATCCAGCCTTCCGCCGGGAGCTTGTCCGTGTCCGGCGCCGGCGCCGTCTCGTCGTCAACCGTCCCATCCATAGCGATAGCGCTATTGCCCTCTTGCCAATAGCCAGTGCTTTTGAGATAATCCCGAATGAGAGGCTCCAGCGTGCGCGCGCTTGAGTATTTGCCGTGCAAATACTGGCTGACGGCGCTCCGGTGCTTGCCGATGGCCCGGGCGACGTCCGCCACACTGGTGCCCTCTTCCGCTACCACCCTGTGCAGCAACCGCCGCTCCGGACTCCAACCATTCTGCTGCTGATAGATCTCCACTGCGGTTTGCTCCAGCGCCTGACCCACAACAACTCCCCCTTTGATAGAATTTGGAACCTAGATTTCACTGCCCGCCTTGCGCAAGAAGTCATCGAACCGGCTTCCGGCCGCCTTCTTCCGGGTCGCCTTGGCCTCTCCGGCCGGCAGCCGCTTGTCCTCTTTCTCCTTGGCCCGGGCCGCCTGCTCGAACCCCGTGATGTAGCGGGTGCCAGGCTTCTTGTCGCCGTCGATTTCGCCGCTGGTCATCGCCGGCCCGGCCGCCTGGCGCGCCCTGGCCACCGCCTCGACGCTTTGCTTCCCGGACTCCTTAAGCCGCCGTTTCAAGTCCTTCTTCCGGGCGGCGTTGGCCTTGCGGATCGCCGCGATGTCGTCTTTGGACGCCTCCCAGCTTAAGAGTTCCGCGTTGGTCGCCGTGCAGATCTCGCGGCCGGTCTTCGGGTCAAAGACCCGTATCTCCCCGAGCCGGTTGGGATCGTAGCGGATGGCCACCTTCCGGCCCACGTACTTGTCCATCAGCAGTTCGTGCTTGTAGTAGCGCGGCCGCCCCCGGATACCGAACCGCTGAATGCCGCTGGCGGAAACGGTGGCCTTCTCCACATCCATCAGGCAGATGTCCAAGGCGCGCAACTCCGGCATCCCGGCCCGAGCTTTGGATGTTGACTCGTATTTTTGGATCGGGGTCATTCCCAAGGCGCTGTGTACCGTGTTGTGGTACCGGTGGATATACATCTCAACCAAAAAGGCCGCTTCCTCAACATCAAGCAATTCACCACGTGCCGCCATCTGTTTCTCATCAAGATCGTGCGGCCGCTGCTTGTTGTCCTTGCCGCAGTAACTCGGCAGGTCGCGGTCAAACTGGTTCGCCAGCGTGCCGTACCAGCGCTCCTTGTGCGCTTTAGCCCATGGCGAATACTTTGTGCAGAATTGGGGCTTGATGCCCAGTGATTCGCAGGCACCGCGAACCTCGCGGGAATACTCAAAACCTGGATGTGCAGCACGGGTCTTAAGCTTGGACTTATAATCCTCGCCGTTGTCTATGTACAGCACAGAAGGCAGGCCGCTGAAGGGTAGCTCCTGGCCGGCACAGCCGGCGATTTCCTCCCAGTCCCAGTCCAGGCTGTCCAGGTGCAACCGCAAGGCCGGGCTGACCTCCCGGTCCCAGCACGGCAGCCGTTTGTGCCAGATACCGTGCCGCAGTGCCAGAGCAATGGTCCGGCCGTTCGCCTGAATAGAGAGGGACCAGCCAACGATCACCCGCGAGCATACATCCATCCAGCTTGTCAACCAGGGCCGTACCGGCCGGCCGTTGTAAATGATAAAGAAGTCCATTCGCCGGTGGTCGCCCATCCACACTTGGTTCACAAAGTCCGGCTCCTTGCGGATGACCTTCTCGGCGAACCTTTTGTTGTATTCCTCTTCGCCTTCCTCGATCAGGCAAATCAGGCCCGGGTCCTCGTCGCGTTTTTCGCCTATGAGCCGATAAACGGTCGCCCGGCTGGGAGCCTTGATCCCCTGTTGACCGCAGAACTTCACGCACTTGTCATACACTTTGCTGACCTTGAGCGTGCCCCGGCCCGGGCGGTCGCGCCTGAGGTGGGTCGCCCAGGCGTACTCTTCCACTTCCGCCGGCACCGACCGGCGGACGGTGCCCACGTGCAGCCTCGGGGGTACCTCCATCAGTCCCACCGTCCCCGCTTCCTGATATGTGTCCGCCCAGCGGTAAACTGTTTGCCACGTGACGCCGCACCGCGCGGCGATCTCCACCGCCGCCTGCTTCTTCTGGCCGCGCATGTCAACCGCCAGCAGCCCCCGTGCTGCTTCGGCCTTCATCTCCGCTGCCGCCAAGAGCACCTGGAAGCGCTCTTCGCCCACGAGCGCCTTGACCTCGGCCAGGTTCACCGGCCGGGCCGCCGGGGAAGCCGGTGCCGGCACCGATTCCGGCCGGTTCTGACTTTCCGGTTCTTCCGCCGGTGCCGGTACCGATTTCGGCTGATCCGGACTTTCCGGTTCTTCCGCCAGCGCTGGCACCGGTCCGGCCGCGGCTTCCCGCTCGGCCTCTTGCGCGTACCGCTGCTCATACCAGCGCTGCCGCGCCACCACAGAGAGAGAGGAGAGTGCAATCAGATAGCGCTGGCCGCCGTTACCGCCCCGGCCAGCCCTTTCGGTTTTGACTGTCCAGGTACCGGTCTTCGCCCTAGAGTGCGCAGCCTGGCGAGAGATCCCTTCAAGCTCCGCCGCCTGGCTGGTGGTCAGCCACGTCTCCCGCGCCGTCGGTTGCACCCATAACCCTCCTCTCTGCAGGCAAGTGCCTGATTAGTCTTCTAGCCCGAAGTGCAATTTGTTGATTTTAATTGCTGCGTAGAGGCTTTCAGCCAGTCGGGCCACAGCGTCCTCATCCAACCCGATTGCGCATTGTTGGTCGATCTCGTGCAGTATCTCGTGAAGCAGTGATTGTTCCTGGCGGCTGTGACTCATAGCACCATCAATTCGTATCTTGTTTTCCAAATGATCTATCTCTGCCCGCCTCGGAACATGTTTGTTGACAATCTCCACTATAGACACCTGAAATGAATGGCCGCCAATTCTTACATGTTGAGGAATTTTCATCCGCATTCCCCCGAAAAACATGTATAATTACTTCTAAGGAGGTGATTTCGTTGTCGAAGAAACCCACGCACAAACCGGGAAAAAAAGTCCCGCGCTCCGGTCAAGCTGAGATCATTGGGCCTCGTGGCCATCGGACCGGAGTTGAAAGAACCGTGGTCAAGGGTGAGCCTTTCCCGCCTACCCCGAAGCCTGGCCAAGGATACCAGATCGTTGATCCGACAAAACATAAAAAACCGTGAACCTGAGTTTGCACAACCTCGGCCCCGGCAACGGGGCTTTTTGTTTTGCCGGCAAAGGGATCGCCGCATTCTCATTGCCTCCTTAAAGTCGGTAACGGTCATTCTCACAACTCCGCTGGTTCACCGCCGTTCCGCCTCACCCCCTTCCGGCGGGGGAACATACAGCCGCTTACCTTGCCGGAGTTTGCGCACCGCCCGGTAGATCGTCTGATACACCCCGATCCGCCAGCCCTGGGCGGCCGCTTCGCTCTGCAGCGCCCGGACCAACTGCGCCGTCTTCCATCCCGGATTGTCCGCGTACAACGACTCCAGGTGGGCCAGCGCTTCCGGGTCGAAACCCGGATGGCGGCTTTGCTGGCCGGCGCCGGCCTCTCGGATTGCCTGTTCCAGCACCAATAGGTTGCGCTCCAGGTTGTGCAGGCGCCGGGACATCCGCTTCAACTCGGACAGAAACGGCCGCGCTGGGATGAGTATCTCCCGCGTTCCCGGGTCCACCTTGTCCGAATCAAACAATCTGACCTGCACTGATTGTCACCCCCTTTTCGAGCCTGGGCTCACTGCCTTCTGGTCTTTGTGGGCAATTTTATCCCCAATTCCGTTGCGATCAGCTCTTTGTGTTTCTTGCCAGATACAGCTCCGTAGAGTGCCTCAGAAACGCGGGTTTCGCT